GTAAAATCTAATGTAAATGTTTTTTGTGCGCCTTGATATATACAAGCCATTTTATCTTTATACACTTTACGTTTTTTTAATCGGCAAGTGGTCATAGTAGGAAGAACAATTATGCCTTTTTGTATCTTTTGTTGCCTCGTGTAATCTTTTGCTTCAGCTCGTTTAATCCAAATGGAAGCGATTAGGGTAAAGAAACCCACTATAACTGCAAATAAGAAAATCCAACCAATTATTTCTGCGATTTGTTGTCTTAACTTTTGTTGCTTATATATAGTTCTTTGACGCTCTTTTCTAATTTCACCTTCCATTGCCAAAAGCTCATCATAAGCGTGAGGTCCTATCGTTAAATTAAGATACATCTTTAACTCATATCGTTGTTCTTCTAATTTTTTTTTAGCCGAATAAGCCTGTAGTGCAGTTGATTCTATGCTACCAGCTCCAAAGACTTTGCCAAAGATGCCTGGATTCTTGGCTTGCTTCTCAGCGTTGTCTATATCAGAAGATGCACCCATCCACCTAGTTAAGTCACCACTCATTTGTTCTAAATCTCGACCAGCCTGAAATCCAGATTTGATTGCACTAAATGCTTTACTAGCTACAGAGACTGCAAGTGTTATGGTAACTGGATCTATAATATTTCTCCATTAAAAGACACCTTGAAATCTCTGTGGTCTAGCTATTGGCGAGAACTTTTTTATCATTCTTGCTTTGTTTTTTGGCTTTACCTGTATTCTTTGGTTTACTTTTTTCGCTAACTTGTTTCTCTTTAGGTTCGACATTTTACTTTTTACCCATAGCATTCATAGCCGCTATATCTCTTTGAGTTTCAATTCTATCTTTAGCTATTTGATCTTGTAAATCAAGACGTTGATTATCAATCATCGTATCATTCATTTCTTTTTGCATATTCATTTCTTGTTTTTGTTTAAACTGATCGTCTTTTTGTTGTATTTCTTGACCACGCAGAGCTAATTCTTGCTTTCTTATTGTAACAAGTGGATCTTCTTGTGGTGGAGGAGTCATGGACTGGGCGTATTGTTCACTAACTTCTGAAGCAATCTCAGCTGCACGAGATGCAATTTGATCTTGTATTTGTTTTTGCATATTAGGATCTTGTTGCATCATCATTTGTTGTTCTTGTGGTATAGAAGCCATCACTTCTTGTTGTGCAGTTATTTCTGACATCATTGCCATATGTTCTGATATATGCCCTTGCAATGTCATAAGTATTGCAGCATTAGCTTGGGCAACAGGTGTTGAGATCATAGCTAAATGAGCCGATATGTGAGCTTGATGATTTTGTTCTGGAAATGCAGTTAAAACACCACCTCTTAATGCTTCTTGATTTTCTTTTGCAGGGTTCATGGGCATTGGTTGAGGGGGAGGCTGCAACACGGCATCTATATTAGAAACACCTAACGCTTCGTACATTTTACGATACGCTTGGTACATGCCGTTTTGCCCATGAATTTCTGGATTACTTTGAGCTAACTGCAATTGAGTTTGTGCTAAAGCAATACGTTGTGACATAGAAAATATGTTTGGGTCAGAAACTGGCAGTATATCAATTCTGTCGTCAAAATCAGTTTGTTTAATTTCTGGTGGTGCGCCTGGTACTTGATACGGATACATAGGAACGCCCATAGCAAATACACGAGCTAGTAATTTAAATTCAATCTTCTGTGAATAATGCAGACGTTTATGAATAGCTGACATGACTTTTGTGCCACGCTCCATAATAGCCATAGTTGTTCCTACAGGTGCATTACCATTCATCTCGCCAACTTTCATGTCAGCCATAGAAGCAAAACGTCTTCCTGAATCAATCAACGTATTCATAAGTGAATAAAGAGTTTGTGAAGGCTCTTTAAATGGTAAAGGCATAATTGCTTGACGCAAATCCATTCCAACCATATCAACATCTCTAAATTCGCCAGGACTTAATGGTGTCTCGTCATCCCTTATTCTAGCTCCTCTAGCCTTAAAGCCAGCAGGTAGGTTAGATAGTGTTCCAGCATCTATTAATTGTCTTAGAATCGAAGTGGAAGCCCTAGAAAGACCTCCTATAGTATGAGTGAGACCAAAACCATAAAACCCAAGACCAGGTAGGAACTTATAATGCACAAAATAAGGCACTTTCCTACGGAGCGGATCGCTCTCATTGAAATTCCGTTTGATTGATAAGACATCCCCACTGTCCTCCATAATTGTAACAATATATGGCATTTTTAATCCAGTAGGTTCTCCATCAGCTCCAACGTCTTCAAAGCCTTCAATGTCTAAATTGGTATGAACCTCATAAATCATCATTTCTTCATTTTCTGAAGAACCGTTAGTAATACCTTCTATATCGTTAATTGTATCTTTTACATCGCTCATAGTGTCTGAATCTGAACCAGATTCAGGAAGATCTATATCTTTGTAAAATCCTGATAATTGTAATTTTCTAATTTCATTTTTATCCATACGGATACAATGAGTTATTCTTGTAGCGGTGGCTAAGTCAGTTGCATTGTAAGGAACAATTAAGTCTTCTGAATGAACAAACTTACTTACAGCTCTTTGCATATTTGGATCGAAGTAAACTTTTTTAAACGCTGAACCTACGATTGGGAGATAAAACAACATTTGATCTAATTCAGGATCGTACTCTTCCATTTCGTAAGTTATTTGGTAATTCATGTAGTTTTTAACACGCTCTGCTTGAGCTGTTACTTCTGGAGTTTCTGCTCCAATGATTGTGGTTTTAACAGGTCCTCCTGCTGGTAACATTTCACGATAAGCCTGTGCTTGGAACTGCGTTACTGACTCAGCTAACAATGGATGCACAATACCAGAAGCACCTTCAAATGGTTCTGATCTATCTTCGTATGTCATACCAAGAAGCTCTAATCCACTTTTGTATTGCTCTTCCCAATCGCTTCTTGAATTAGTATCGTCTTCTATATCTCCAGTTAATTGACTTGATATTTCAGATAAAACATCTTCGTCTATATGATCGGCTAAGTTTGCATCAAAAGGAATGGCTATAGGAGTTTCTGACTCCATTTCCATATCTCCAACAATAGCAGAGCCATCATCTAACTCAGTAATTCCTTCAAGCATAGGTTTTTGTGCTAATTCAATTAAACTAGCTTCCATTTCTGGTGGAATAGCACCTTCTATTCCATTTATGTTCTCAATCGCCATTTTAAATCCTAACTAATAGAAAAACCACCACCCTTAACTGCAGCACCCATGCCACGACAAGTCATCTTGCCACCTTTGACTTTACCGCCACCACCGTATTCTTTAACTTTGCCACCCATTTCCATCTTAGCAAAGTCACCGCCATCTATTCTGCCATTTTTGTTTTTATCTAGCTTAAATTGATTGCCCACTAAAGGTTTTGCTTCACCACCTAGTTTCATTTTCTTTACTTTGCCACCAAATCTTTTTCCTTTAGCTTTAAGAAATTGTTTCATATCTTCTTCAGTCATTTCATTCACATCACCAACTTGCAATGTTCCTGCTTTAATGGCTGCTTGTATTTTTTGTTTTTGAGTTAGATTTCCAGGCTTCTTATCGACATTAATCGACACTATATCTTTAAAATTCTTTGGTCTTTCCTTTGGCACTGGAACAACATCGCCACCGTCTTCCATTCCAATTTTTTTAATTTTTATTTTGTTCAGTGATTTCATAATACTTTTCATTTGTCTATTAGTAAGACCTGGTTGAGTACCTTTAAAGCCTGAATAAACTTTATAAGATTCATCTAATTTTTTTCCTGCCATAATAATCTCCTATATTGGTTCGCCTGTTATTGGGCTAAGTTGGATGGATCTTGTTGTGTTAACAACTCCACCTTTTCTCATTTTTCTTATTGCTCCACCATATTTTTTACCAAATAGGCGATTAAAGTCTGATTCAAACTTATCAGATATTTTTTTAGTCTGGTCTTTCGATAACTCTTTGCCTTTACCAAACACAGTGCCTTGTTCTTCTATTTCTCTAATGGCTGCTTCCATTTGTTCTGGACTTAAAGGACTACCACCGCCTTGCATCTTTTGAACAACTTTACCACCGAATCTAGCTTTCATAATAGTGTTTCTTTTTAT